TTGACTTGCAAACTGCTCTTCATCTATTTGAACTCCTGTCGATGAAGGCTGACTAAAAAGGTCTTCTTCCTGATTAAGACGAAGCATCCAGTCAAATGCTTTATCATTAGAATTATTCTTCGATAGTTCTGTTTCATCAACAGCAGCAGTCATTAACTCAAATGCTCTGTCATCAGAGAAGAGGTCTACATTTTTATTTTCACTCATTGAATTCTTTCAGTACCTGTTTCTGGTTCTACCTGCCACCACAACTCTTCTTCAGTAATTGAATGAGCACCCATTTCAACTGGTATATCTTCACGAGGTGTTACCCCAGGAATGAATTCCTCCATAGTCGTTTTTCCAAATGGAATTGGCCCCAAATATCGTTTGCCTCCTGTAAATGGTACAGCTACTGTACCCTTGGAAAATTGATACGAAGGATAATGCTCTTTAACTCTTGATTTACCAGTCTCTATTCCATATTTATCCACCATCATTTCCCTACTCCTCTCTCCATAAACATCTTCACCCCATAAGTGCCATTCTACTCCACCTCTTGTTCTTAATTCTTTCCGTTCTTCTACAGTTGTATCATAATCTTTAGCATGAGCAAACTCTGCCATAGCATCACCTAATTCACCTGTTCTATAATGAACTGTATCTGGAGCTGCAGGCCAATTTTCTCCTTGTGTAAAAAAAGCTCTATTCCATGCACTCCCAGGTCTTTGTTTTTCCCAGTATTTTGTTAGCTCTCCTTCCTCATAAGACTTCATATATGGCTCACCTACACTTTCCCAAACTCCTCTTATACTTGCAGTATCAGCCTTTGCATCCCATAGTTGAGGATATTGAAATGATTTTTCACCAAACTCAGTATAATCTGTTAGGAACTGCTGAAACGATTCTGAAGTACCAGCTCCTTCAAAAAGATTTTTACCCTTTGGAGGCACTTGACACCCAAAACCAAGGGAAAACTGTTACTGAAGTGTTTCTCTTACTTGTCTTGTACGGAAGAATTATCTTCGGTTTCTTTTTCATTTTTTTCAAATTCCTTAAATAGTGTTATCACATTTTTATCAGAACTCACTATCTTAAATCCCCAATAAAGCATTATCTTAACTATCCTTGTGGGATTAGAGTGCGCACCACCTGATGAATTTACCAATATTAAATTAGTTGCAACACCAATTTTATTTTTCTCCTTAGCAAGCTTCTCAACCCTCTGTGCCATATCTCTCAATGAAGTAACTCCATTCCTTTCTTCTTCAGAAATGAACAATTCATTTATCCATGCAACTTCACTACCCTCAGGAAATGAATATGCTATAAAACCTTTATTATTTGATATAGTATCCCAACCCCATAGTTCCTTATAGTAATCTTTAATAGCCTGCACTATTCCTCCTCACTTCCGTTTTTGATTAGTTTTCTATCAGCTATCTTTAGCTGGTCATCAGTAAAACCTTCAAACATACCTATAACACCTACCTGACTTTGATTTATTGTGTTAGATGCTGTTCCTATAATCTTACCTAACTCTTTAGTAGACTGCAAAATTATGTTACTGTCATCACAAAAATCCGCTAAATGCTTTAACTTTGTTAATATGTACTCATGGTCAATACCTAGAGCCTTAGCAACTTCATTTACATTTCTGTCTATTTCTTTCATAACCCTGTCCTGTTTTAATAATATTAATGCTTTCTTCTTAGCTTTATCAGTATCAATCTCGTTGTAAGCTTCCATATAAGACTTAACTGCACCCATACCAGTTGCAACATTGACAGAGAAAACCTTTTCATTCTTTGTAACATTCGTTCTTTCCTTTACCCTTTTTCTTGTGTCTTTGATTTTTTTACTGAATGTGTATCTGTTCGGGTGTTGTTTAAAATCCGTATCCATAACAGCATTCTTAGTCTTAAGGAATGTACCCACAACCGTCCTACACCAGCCCGTAGCCACTTTATAATTCTTACTATCCCCAGGGTGATTAATATTATTCGACACTTTAACCAACTGAATAACTCCACCATCGTCAGCTTTAACCCAATCGCCTTCCTTACCTTCTTTCCAATCCTTAACCTCGACAGCCTCGCCATTAAAGAACTCTCTATATTCGTCCTCGTCTTTAAAGACATAATGAGTCTTACCTTTAATTGTTGAGTGTTCCACCCAGCTCTTCTATAAAATCAGATAAATTATCTATCAAATCCTGGACTTCCTTAGGTATCCAAAATACATTTCCATCTATCTGAATTGGCACATTGCCTTTATTAACAGACATATCATTTAATAACTTAATCTGCGTTTTTTGAGGTAATCCTTTTAAAAATTCTATTTCAACAGCCATTAATTTATCCTAAAACTTCCGCTTATTAACCACAGCTAATAGCAGCTATATTTATTAATTCCTAAATAATGTATAGCCCGCCTATTTCAAAAATAATACTAAAACCCATGTGATGTCAAGCTTTATTTGCATTTTGTTATGCGTCCTTGTTTTTATGGTATACACACTAAAAGTGTTTTTCGTATATACGTTTTACGTTATTTTGTATTTTAATTAACTGTATAATTGCTAATAAAGACTCTTTACTCTTACTCACTCTAACTGGAGGACCATGCTATGGGACCTGGAAAGAAGAAGCAACCTGCTCCAGCACCGCCTGATGTGGAAACTATAGGCGAGCTCAGTCTGGAGGAGCGTAACGAAGCTGCTGAACTATGGGAAGCACTGAAGAAATCCTTTGCTAAGTCAGTCATTAACACGAAGTCATCGTCTGAGATGAGGCGTGTTACTGAGGCAGCCAGGGTTAAGTGTAACAGTATCCTGATGCTCTGTCGAGCTGATGGTGTTACTACTGTTCAACGCGAAATCAGGCAATTCCTGCAGCGCAGCTGGTCATAAAGGCCGAATAGAGAAGCTAAGGGGAACGTGCAGCATCAACCACCCGAAACCGTGATAGCTAGCTAGATTCCCCTTTCTTCTTACCTTTATAACAGCCCCCAATCAAGGCAAGTGTATGTATAGGTATAAGTATAAGGATTACATCTACAATATTGCATATCTTTATATAGTATAGAGTATTTGATTAACATGGGATAATAACATTGCTGCTCTGCGACATTCAGGATGACATCTCATTAGGCTACCGGCAAATACTAGAAGATGGTTTATATTGCAGCTGAGATAGTCATTAGACTGCCGGAGCTTACTAATCAGCCACTACACCCTGGTTCTACCTGTAGCAATAGTCAGGTTAATGCTAGTTAAAGGGCTATTGGGGAAGTAAAGATTAGCCAGAGCAGCATAACATTCAACTGGAGAAGACAATGCAATATCTTATTATTAAAGCGGTAAGAGATTGGTGTAATAATAAATTAGATGATAAAAGCAATAATGCTACATATCAACAGAGACTTGTAGATTTAAGAGATGCTTGTACATCTATCCTTCCACATTTCTAATAACTCGCTGATGACGCCGTAAGGTAGAAACAGTATATTTATTAAGGGGTTCCGCAAGGGACCTCTTTTTAAATAATATATGTCCGAGTTTACAATTAACTAAAGGAGTTCATAATGAAAGAAACAATAGTAACCTTATCAGTTATATTCATTATTGGTGCATTGATATGGAGTCAAATGCCAACAGATGCCGATAATGTTATAATTAGTGAATATGAAGAGAATCTTTCCACATGGGAAGCAGGACCTGAAATTCCATCTTCAAATGTTAATCCTAAAGTAAATAATATGTTCAATTTGGACACTGCTGGACAAACAGAGGGGCCATTTGCTGAGAAATTTGCTCTAGCAAGACAGGTTCTTGGTCCAGACGGTCTATTTACATGGCAAGGTAGAGAATATACTTGCCTGCATAAGGAAGAACTTGAGGATTTGCTAAATAAGTCCATTGAAGATACTATTGATGATGTTGTTAAGCATTCAGTTCAAATAGTTGAAACAATCTTGCCGGTTCAAGACATTGGAGATAGTACATCCATTATTATTGATGTGCAAGCCTTTAAACCGTAGATTGTTTGTCTGATGCGTACGATGGGGCAGGTTTTATTGTTATTTCCTGCCCCTTTATTTTTGAGCAGGTGACCACAACGTGCTAAATCGGTCTAAAAGGATGAGGTTTGACGTTACTTGTCCTACCTGCCTCACTCTTAAATTAAAGGAAAAGAAAATGAAATGCTAAGACTTAGTGATACAGCTAGCTATCTTTAGTTATATATATCGAGTAACTTATACTAAACGTAGTACTATCATTTTTTTTCCA